CAATTACATTTAGTACAGATCATGGAATAAATGCAAATGACATTATTCTTTTAGATAATTTTACAGCAATCACTGGATCAGATTATACCGCAGCAGATTTTGATGATAAAAAATTTATGGTTACATCCATACCAACAGCTACTACTTTAACTATTACAATGCCTACAGCTGAAACAGGTGCAGGTGCAACTTTATCTGGAGGAATAAGAGTACAACATTATTATCCAGTAGGACCTGCAGAACAATTACCTGGTTTTGGTTGGGGTCTTGCACAATATGGTGGTACTGTATCAGGTGAAGCGACAACAACTTTAGTAAATTCTATTAACGCAGTTCAAACAACGGCAATTGAATTAACTGATGCATCACAGTTTCCAACTTCAGGTACAAACTTTATACAAATAGGAACAGAAGAAATATCTTATACAGGTATTACATCAAATGTTTTAACAGGTGTTACAAGAGGTGTAAGAAATACAACCGCTGCAACCCATAATGCTGGAGACACAGTTACAAATACATCCGATTATATTGCTTGGGGTGAAGCAGCGTCTGGTGACTTAGTTATTGATCCAGGTTTATGGTCTATTGATAACTTTGGTGATAGAGTAATTGCACTAATTCACAATGCACAAGTATTTGAATGGGACTCCAATGCAACAAACGCTGTAACCAATAGAGCAACTATTATTGCAGGTGCACCAACAGCATCACGTGACATGTTAGTATCAACTCCTGATAGACACTTAGTATTTTTTGGAACAGAATTAACTATTGGTGATCCAACTACACAAGATGAAATGTTTATTAGATTTTCAAACCAAGAAGATATTAATACTTATCAACCAACAGCGGTCAACACAGCAGGTACACAAAGACTTGCAGATGGATCTAAAATTGTAGGTGCAGTTAGAGGTAGGGATGCGATCTATGTTTGGACAGATACGTCTTTATTTACTATGAGATTTATTGGTCAACCATTTACATTTGGTTTTCAACAAGTAGGAACAAACTGTGGTTTGATTGGACAGAACGCTGCATTAGAAGTTGATGGTGCTGCGTATTGGTTTTCAGAAAACGGTTTCTTTAAATACTCTGGTAATCTTGAGACCATGATTTGTTTAGTAGAAGACTTTGTTTACGATGATTTAAACACAACAGCTAACCAACTAATCAATGTTGGATTAAATAATTTGTTTGGTGAGATTACTTGGTTCTATTGCACAGAAAGTTCTACTGTTATTAATAGATGTGTGACTTATAATTATCTTGACTCACGTCCTAATAGACCTGTTTGGACAACAGGAAGCTTGGCCCGTGGATCATGGCAAGACTCTTCTGTGTTTGGTTTACCTCACGCAACATATTTTAATTCAAATGACGATGCATCATTTGATGTTGTTGGTAATACTGAAGGAAGCACAATATACTTTGAACATGAAAAAGGAACGGATGAAGCATTGGCGACTGGTGTAAATACAATTACATCTAATATTGAATCAGGGGACTTTGATATTACTCAAAGAGTTGTTGGTAGTCAAATGACTGGTATTGCTGACTTTCAAGGAGATGGTGAATATATTATGAAGATCAGAAGATTTGTACCTGACTTTTTATCTCAAACAGGTGATACTCAAATAACATTACAACTTAAAAATTATCCTAATAGCACTCAAGCAAGCTCACCACTTGGACCCTTTACAATTAACTCATCTACTGATAAAGTAGACACTCGTGCAAGAGCACGAGCTATATCTTTAAAAGTAGCTAATACAGCAGCTAATCAAAGCTGGAAGCTAGGTACTTTTAGATTAGACACACAACCTGATGGAAGACGATAATGGCAATAACTGATTTTTTATTTCCTCAAGGAAATTTTTTAAACATAAGATCTAATTCTCCAAATCAAAGATCTTATAATATTGATGCAACTGCAGATTTAGCTAGAAATTTACCTGGTGGTTTTTTAAAAGATTTAATTTCACCAGCTGTTGCAGCTACTTTAAGTTTACCATATGATACTATTCAGGGTATTGGAAGAGCTGTAGATAAATCTAATGTAGGCACAAGTCCTTATAGAGGTATTGTTGATGATATGGAAATTCCAAGTGGTCCTAGCTTATCGGACATAGGTCAAGCCATTAATGCAGAAAATCCTTTATCAAGTGCATATGAAAGATTCATAGGTGCATCTGCTCCTTTAGCAGAAAGAATATCTAATATTAGTAATCCTTTTAAAATGAGTCAAGCCGCTGCTTCTGAAGTTGATTTAAGTAATAGAAATATTAATACTACTGAGCCTTATCAAGACCTGATAATGAATCCTGATAACATGCCAAATAGATTACAAAATTTAGAAAGATTTGCGGACAATAGATTTGAAGACTCTGAAGAAATACCAGGATTTAATTTTATAGATGCCCCAACAAGTTTAAAAAGCCGAATAACTAATCCTCAATTTTTAAATAATCCCAATAGAGGAATTATTGACAATTTAATTTTATCAAGAGGTAATCCTGATGCAAGTCTAGTTAATAAAACTAAAAATGCTTTTAAAAATATTACTCAGTTTTTACCTTTTGGAGAAAAATCTATTACGGGATCATTATTGAGAGGGATTACATCTTTGTTACCTGAAAGAGATTATAGACAAAAAACTTTAGAAGATTTTTATGGCAATATTAAAAATGGGACAATTCAAAGTGGTTTAATGGCTGGTTATAATCCTGTATCAGGAGGTGGTTTATATACATTATCAGGTGGTCAAAAAGGTGAACCCCCAACTTATGGATTAGGTGGAGCTATTGATAAAAGAATAGCAAGAATACAAAAAACTTTAAAGAAAAAGAAATCAGCTGTTCTTGAACAAAGGATAAAAGATTTACAAGCATTAAAAGCTAGAGAAGCAAAAGCCTTAGAAGATGCAAGAGCTAAACAAGCTCAAGCTCTTGAATCACAAAGAAGAGGTAGAAGACCTACTGCACCAACAGGAGGAGGAACTAGAGATGATCAAGGAGACAGAAGCAAAGGACAAACTGGTGGATATTCTTATGACTCTGGTGGACGACAAGGTTTTGGTTACGGTTTATAATGGCAAAGGTAACCGTAGTATTTACTCGACCTAGTAAAGAATATAAACAGCAAGATGCTGATTCTTTAATTAGAGATTTAGACGGATTGATTGAAAAACTAAACTCTACATTTCAACAAGATTTAAAAGACGAACTTGAGAGAAAAGAACTATTTATGAATAGGTATGGTTGCTAATGAGTTCATGTAATAACGTAAACTTTGAAAATTTTGTTCTTGATGTTTCTAGTGGAGCTTTATCTCCTAGCTACAAACAAGTCTATAAATTCGGACAAAATGCAGTTGTTGGAAATAGTATGGAAACTATTTGGCAACAAGGAGGACTTTACTCTTATCCACCAAGTGCATCTACTATGACTGTGTCTAGTTCTGATGTAAATGATACTTCTGCTGGAACAGGCGCAAGAACTGTTTTAATTTCTGGATTAGATGCAAGTTATAATGAAGCTAGTGAAACTATAATTTTAAATGGTCAAACAGCAGTTACTACCGTTAATACTTATATTAGAATGAATAGAGCTATAGTTCTAACAGCAGGATCAGGTGGAGTAAATGCTGGAATTATTTATGTAGGAACAGGAACTGTTACATCAGGAGTGCCTGCAAATATTTATACAACAATTAATGGAAATGGTAGTAATCAAACATTACAAGCATTTTGGACAGTACCTGCTGGTTACACTGCTTATATTTATCAAACAAATATCTCAACAGGAAATAGTTCAAATAATCCTGCTGTTTTAAAAACTGTATTAGTAGCAAGACCTTTTGGTGGAGTATTTAACACAAAAGAAGTAATTGTATTAACAGATGGAAATCATTTACAAAATTATAGTTTTCCACTTAAATTAACCGAGAAAACAGATGTAGAGTTTAGAGCTGAATCTAGTTCAGCTTCTGTAGATTTTAATGTATCTGCTTCTCTAAACATATTATATGTACAAAACTAATGGCTAATAGATATTTAAATAGATTTTACGATCCTTCAGATACAACGCAAGTTACTCTGTATACAACACCAGCAGAATCAAGAGCTATTATTCAAAACATTCAATTAGTAAATGAGTCAGGAAGTAAAGTATTTAAAGTATTTATTACAGATACTTCAGCATCTACAACATATCAAGTTGCTTATGCAAGCATTTCTGGCCCAACCACATGCAACATGGCTAAGGGACCATTGATACTAGAAGAAAACGATATACTATTATTACAAACAACAGATACTTCATCATTAAGTGCTACAGTATCTATATTAGAATACGACAGAACATAGGAGGAAAATGCAAGTCATAAAACCAGAGAAAATAATAGAAACAATAACTAACCTTAAAACAGGCGAGGAATATAAGGACGATAATGAATGGAAGTCTAAGGGTGTACCTGAAGAAGACATTCGAAGAGATATAAAAGTTCTTATGCCAAGCCTTGATATTTTTGGAAAAACCAAATAAGATAGATAAACTATGGCAATTTCAAGATTAGATATGAATAGACAACTCTACGATAAAGGTGGAATTATTACTTTAGAGGATGCTAAAAAAATGGCTCCTCCAGGAGAGTCTTTAGCATATATTAATCCAGAAGAAGCTGCACTTTTAAAATCATTAGGTGGAGCAGGTGAAGATGTTAATGGAACAGGAATCAAGTCATATTTCTTTAAGAAAGTTTTTAAAAAAGCAAAGAAGGCTGTAAAGAAAGTTGTTAAAAGTCCTATTGGTAAAATAGGTTTAGGTGCTGCTCTTTTAGGAGGATTAGGTGGAGCAGGTAGTATAGGTAGTTTTTTTGGTAAAGGTAGTTTTAATCCTTTTATGGCAAAAGGAAAATTTAGTGGTCTAGGTAGTTTACTTAATAAAGCTGGTCTAGTTTCTGGAACAGGAGGTTTTACAAAACTAGGTAAACTTGCAAGTATTGCTGGAGTGTCAGGTCTTGGTGGTTTATTAGCTGCAAAAGAACAGGATGAAGATGATATAGATATTTCAGATATCGATAGAGGTGAAGGTATAGATTTTTCAGATGT